TGACTTACTTGTATCGGCGTATTGAGCCAGTAATGTACGAATCTTATCTGGCATATCAAAATCTAAAAATGCTAAAGCCTCAACTCTGTATGGATTTTCCTTTAAATAAATCCATTTAATTTTATCACCTTGAGTAATTTTAGAATGTTGTTTATCTAATTTCCAAAATGTAAGTAAATCATTATATTTAATAGCTGCCTTTACAGGAGCAGGAGCACCTTGATGAATGGGAGAGAACATTTCTCCTGGGCGAGGGCGAGAAGCTAAATATTTATCTAGTGTTTTTACACGAGTTGGATTACCTAGAATAGTAATATCCATATCTGGTGATAGGATTTTCGATTTAAAAGCACTCAGCAATTCATCTATCTCACTTTGAGGAGCACCTTTAATTACCCTTTGGAGAACATCCTTAAAGAAATCACCGAATATTTTAGGGAAATTAGCTTTCATAAACTCTAACCCTTTAATATCTAAATCATCTTTAACGACACCTTCTTTTTTAGTAATCCATTGAGCATAACGTCTAGTAGCTCTAAAATAACCAGCACGAATCATACACTCAGTTTTCATCTCTAACCTATGGACTGGGACATTAAAAGCCTTTAGTGATAATTCATCATAAGATTTCGTAATTAAATTCTGATATTTTTTTGCTATTTCCTCTAATTTTGTATCTCTTTCCTCCTCTGGCATATTGTCAAAGTCTGGGTAGAGTTTCCTAAGCATAGGTTCAGCATTATAATAATTAGAATCTGTATCTACGTAAACGCAATAGTTTGTATCTTCTTTATCACAAATAAACCAAGGTGTAGGTTCTAAATGTTTCATTCTTCTTCACTTTCTTTCAAGGGTGCTTCTACATCACCTTTTCCATTAGTTAATTGTTCAGGAGCAAATATACGGAAAGATGTTCCTTTAAGAGTAAACTTACCCCCTTGCCTTAACATTTTACGGAAAAACATTTCGGAGTGTTCGCTCCAATTCTCTCCCATACTAACTATTTCATCTTTGGTTAAGATTTTACCTTCACATTCGACGATAACTCCTTTTCTAATTGCTTGTCTTGTTATCATAATTTTATTTCATTTCTCATTACTTTGTTCATATGACGGTTTGCTGTTAATGCAGATTCCTGAATTATACGTTGTCCTGATAATGTTATGGATTCACTAAGTATCACATTACCATATCGGAAGCTACCAAGAGCAGTGGCACCATACAAGCTATTTAGCAAAATTTTCATTGTATGTTGTTTTAAATGCATTAATTCACCTAATTCTTTATTACCCTCTTTATAGGCCTCTTTCATTTGTTCTTTAAATACTACCCTTTCACTAAACCATTTAGATAGGATAGTAGATAATACTGATGGAAAATCTGTTCTATACATTACTCCGTTTGCTGATATTGCTAGGTTTTCTGATTCAATTAAATTTATTATTTCAGAAACTGCCATTTCAGCGTGTCTACATTTAGGATCCTCAATGTTTAATATGGTATCGGGATCCATTTGTTTTAGATCATTAAGAGCATAATGACAATTAAATATTTCTTTACCTTCAACAATTACCTTTTCATTTGGGATCATGATTTTCCCCACTAATGTCTCCTTACCAATATTTAAAGACATGATAATTGATGGGTATAGTGAAGTTAAATCTTCATCAAACATATAATTGTAAATTCCAGCGGTAGGGCAAAATAAATAACCACCAGCATAATTCTTCTTATATTTAGGATTAATATCTCTTGCTGGTGGGGCAATACCTTGGCTTAAGAGATAAGCGGAAATTGCTCCATCTTGTGTTCTGGTGTTGGCATATACTTCACTATAATTATGTTTACCCTTATGGGTTAGATTTTTAGTTAAAGATAAATACTCTAATTTTTCATCTAATAACTTAAGAATTTCAACATCACGGAAATTGTATTGAATAAACTTATGAATATCGGATTCAAATAAATCATCTAAATTACCTTCGTATTCAATTTTATTTAACCCTGTATACTTTTCACCAATAACATCTAATTTGTATGAGGGTTCGTCCCTAAAACTAAATTTCTTGTGTAAGCGCATGTAATCTAAGGATTCAACCCCTATAATCTCAACGTATACATCTTGCTTATACCAACGTTCTAAACCCTTTTTAGCTTTAACTTGACCAATGGGTGATAAACTATTAGCTGCTCTCTTACCTAACTGGGAGTGTATTCTATAGTATAGGTATGGAATATCAAAATAATCACTATTCCACCCTACAATAATATCAGGATTTAATCCTCTAAATATGGCTACGAATTTAGTTAATAATTCCTTTTCGGAAGAACATGGGATGATTTCCTTATTTTTAGCCTTAGTATGGTTTAGTTGTTTTTTCTTATCTATAATTAAAACCCCCCACTGATCCATTTGTTTATCATACCATGCTATTGAAGTTACGGGTTTGGGGGATGACTCTATATATTCTTCAGTAAGAGCACCACCCATTTCAATTTCAATATCGAAAAATATTTCCCTATGAGTGGTAGAAGGTTCATCATTAACCCCATACCTCTCAATTAGGAACTTTTGATAAGCAGGCATGTCTTGAAAGTGAAGTCCAGGAGTATTCTTATGCGAATAATCAGGGTTTTTTGAAAATCTCCAATTTGTAATTGGTTTAACAAATTCGCCTTTTAGTCCTCTATGAGTAGATTGCTGTTCAGGACAATTAACATAAGATTTGTTCTTATATTCAACTATCTGGTGTTTGCCATCATCTTCCCATAAGTGCATCTCATACAAATTATGATCTAATTTCTTACCTTGATAACACTTTTTATACATTAAAAGAACTGTTTTAAGTCTGGTCTAAAGTAATTAACGTTTTTCATCACTTTTCTATCACGTGTTCTATAGACAATATAATAGTCTCCAACCTTCTCGTAGTGACATGATTCATCCTGCTCTTTAGAACGTCTTTGAACCGTTTCTTGTGCTTCCTTTTCGTCCACGCAAGCCTTTGACATATTTGAGGCTTGGACTTCTTGATAAGCATCCCATAGTTTATCTTTAAGACCATGAAGCATAGCTCCGTTACCAATCGAGACGTAGGCAATGTCACATAAAGCATCAAGAACCTCAACAATATCGCCTGCTTCACAGGCAGCTTTGTACTCTTCAAGTTCTTCGAGAATGAAGTCATAAACAAACATCCATTCTTTAGTGTTTTCAGGTATGTTAGGAACATAATTATTTGGTTTTCCCATTGTTGCGTTAAATTCTTCTACTTCGCTTACAAAAGGAACATACCTACCCTTAAACTTATCTGCTATACGTTGTGATACTACTTCAGCCCATTCGTGTTCTGGAACCATTGATAGTTGGTCTCGGTCTCTAAGTGAACTTAGTAAACCTATACTACTACGTAGTTCTAGTTCTACTTCTTCTTTAAAACTGCTCATTATGCTAAAATTTTAATAATACGAGACTTATTTACTCCCATAATTTCAAATTCACCATTCCAACCTTCGTATTCCTTATAAATCTTTACCTCAGCCTCGGTAGCTGATTCAGCATCGATTAGAAATTGTTCTGTTGTTTTTTTAACTTTACCGCGTTCATCTTCTGTTTTGATGACGACTTTTCCTGTCCAGTAACTCATAACTATTGTTTATTAAATATTATGTCCTCCGTTGTTAATCTTCAGACTATCAAAAAATTCTTTTCGTGATAAATTGTTGTTCTCTCTAAATACACCTGATGCTTTAGTAGTAATCATTGCTGCTCCTTGATGTTTAACACCTCTACAAGATACACAATTGTGGGTTCCAACAATCGTTACAATAACACCTTTATTACCTTCAGTAATTTTTTCTACAGCATTGTGTATAGCTGATGTTAATTGTTCTTGAATAGCACCTCTACGACCAAATAATTCTACAATTCGGTTTAATTTAGATAAACCAATTACTTGACCTTCATCTCCTGCGATGTAACCAATATGAACTACTCCTCCAATTGTTTGGTGGTGGTGAGAACACATTGATGTTAAGGGGATATTTCTTTCAATGATTATACCATCATAACCATCTGAGGGGAATGATGTAATTGGAGACATTGCTGTATAACGTCCTGCCCATAAATCATTTACATATGCTTTTGCTACTCTACGAGGAGTTTCCATTGAATTGGGATCATTTCTCCAATCACATTTTAATGCTGTAAGGAAATCACCATAGGCAATAGTTGCTCTATCAATCATTTCTTGTTTTTCATCCGCATTAAGGGGGAAACCAGGTGCTACTCCATTAGCAAAACCTTCTTTTACCACTTCTAATTGTTCGTGGATTTTTCTACGCTTATTTTCCATTTATAACTCTTTATTTGATTGAATATACGAAACCTATTTACAAAGCCCAAATTGAATCAAGGTTTCTTTGATAACCTTTTTCATCATCCATTCCGTAACCGACTAACCATTCATCACCTATAGTAAAGGCTTTATAAAGTTCTTGTTTTGGTGTAGGGGAAGTTTCCCTTGTAATTAAAGCTACAATGGAGATAGAGGCTGGGTGTTTTACTTCTAAGTATTCTATTACGGCTTTCATAGTATTACCAGTATCATAGATATCGTCTACAATGTAAACATGCTTGCCTTTAATACGTGTCTCTAAATCTTTAGTGATTTGTATATCGCCTTGTTTGCGATTTACATACGATTTAACGCGCATAAAATCACATTCCACGTCAAGTGGCATCGAACGAACTAAATCGCTGTAAAACGCAAAGCACCCATTTAACAAACCTACCATTACTACAGGGGTTTTATCACCTCTATGGTCATCTGCTATTTGTTTACCAATAATTTTTGTTTGAAATTGAATTTCTTCGGCTGTAATTAATTCTTTCATTTAAATATTTTGACTACTTTACCATTATTATATCTAACTACATATAAACCACTACCATTTAGTGTTTTTATATTATCCCCCATATAACGACCACTCCAATCGTAAACTTCATATTGTGAGGTGTGGTTTATGGTGTTTTCCTCAACCCCAATGGTAGATGCTACTACTTTAAAGGTCCACTGAATTCTCTGTACACCTATTACTTGTCCGTTTCTATATTCAGTAATTTCAAAACCTGTAGCATAGTTACCTAATGATGAAGGTGTCCAACTAATACTATCGTTTGATACGTGCATGTTTAACTGGGTATAGTTTTGAGGTACGAATACTCCGTTAGCATAGCCGCTGAATAGATCTGTTTGTGTTATATTAGCGGAGTCTGCTTCTAACTGTGATAAAAAACAATTATAAACCCCCCAAACGAATTTCATACTATTTAAAGTATCTTTCTGCATATTAACCCAAATTGGAGCCTCGGCATATGGTAATGAGTGGAATGGGATATGCCAATAGTCTGCTGATATTATTATAGAGGAACTAAATGAATTAGTTGAGTTATTAATATTTCCCCAACAGCAATTCTCGTAAATAAATCTATACTTGTTTGAATCTAAATCTAAGTAATCAGATACATATGTAATAACACTCATCCCTTGGTGAGCTAATGTAGCTGACTTAGTTAAGGTTATAGTTCCGTTCTGAACGTACCATCCTACGGAGTTCATCTCCCATTTCTGGACGTTAATAGAATTAGGTGAGGGTATTCCTGAAGGGTCAGTTAATAGGTAGACACCTACTGAAGTTGAATCATAACTCGTTTGAGCTACGGTTACCATACCCCCTGAAAGGTGTGATGCGTTTACATTTAAACTGAGTCCTAATATTAGAACTAATAATAACTTTTTCATAATTTTGTTTTTTATCGTTTTCCTCCGTAATATTCTTTAGCGTGACCTTCGTTAATTAACATTTTATTAACGCTTATTTCTGGGTGGTTATCATCATGTCCTGTTTCTTCAACATAAATTTCACCTAAACAACGACCATATTTACCTACCCCATGAGATACTATAACAAATTTATCTTCATTATTTTTTAGTATTTCAATTAAACGAGCTTTAGCTGCTAGTCCCTTAACTTTTTCTTCTTTATCTCTAGTTCTTGATTCCCAAGCATCCATCCCCATCATTCTAATTCTTACTTTTTTAAAAGTATCGAATCCTAAATCAATTATAGCATCAATGGTATCACCATCAACTACTCTGTCTAATGTGGCATAATAAGTATACATTATTTTTTATCTTTTTTAGTTAAACACCCATAACATATAACTGTAGTTTGAGTGAGTGGTGGTATAGTTTTACCACAAAATTTACATACGTTTTTCACGTTTTTCAAGGCAATTTTTACATAACATTATAGTATACGCAGGACCAGCATTTGATTCTGGTATAGAGTATTTTAAAATGGTTTTGTCAGGAATGCTGTTGAGGCAATCCTGACAAATTGTTGTTAATTTAGGTTGTCTTTTAGCCATTATACACCTCTTTGAGTATCAAAAGCAATTATGTGGTCTCGCCCAGTCATATTATACCCTTTTTCAGCACACATATCAAATACTAGTGGATACATTTTAATCAATGTTTCTCTTGTATCTCCTGCGGGCATGATAAAGGTTTTGTCTTTAGGGATATCGAGCTCTTGTCTGTAAGCTTCGATCTCAGCGAGTCCTTCATCAGTACCATCCCACACAGGCTTATAGTGATAGTCATTATGATAACTAATACTCTTTCTAATGGCTTCAGAGTTAAGGCGAAGACGATTGTGCGTTTTAACCATCTTTTCATCCGTAACTGACCCATTGGGAGTAAGGGCACCAACAACAGGGACGCTATTACTAAACTTAGGTGAGATAGAAAGGAGACCAATCGGGTAATCGGTTTCGAGGAAATGAGAACCTTCAGTCTCGATAGTAATGAGGATACCTCTTTCATTTGCAAAATGGGTTAGTTCGTTTACTAATGCTGGATGCATAGTTGGAGAACCACCTGTAAGCATCATTTCTTTGACGTGAGGGTTCTCATCATAGATTTTAATAATGTCATTAAACGTAAATGTGCCTTTTTCAGGGTGTACTGAAGTATACCAACTATCGCACCAACCACCTTCACCAAAGTAGCAACGATGAGTGCAACCAGTAGTACGAACAGCAATTGTAGGCCTACCGAATCTAGATCCTTCAGATTGAACACATCTATAGACTTCAAGAATAGGAAGTATTTTATCATAATCTGTAATACGACCTAAAGGGGCCGTTTTGTCCCATAATTTGGGATTAATAACTTGAGACATAATATGCTGCATTTTTTCCATGTTCCATAAATTTAACTTTAGAGATTTTTACTCTACCATCAGTTTCACTATGAACAAAATTATCAATTTTACCAAAAATATATTCTGCAAACTTTTCAGCACCCGTAGCTGGGATAACTCTAAGTTGGACTAACCCATCATAATCTAGTTTTCTAAATGAAGGTAGAGCAGGATCGTCTTCGGCTACAATTAAAGTATGGTCAAACATATAGTCCATCCATGCTTTAGGTTGCATACCATCAATTAGGGTTTTAGCACGTTTCATACCACCAAAATCCCAAACCCAATTTCTGTCATCTAATTCACCTTCAAAGTAAATTTTGAATGAAATTCCATAACCATGTAAAAAGCTACAGTGAGTTGTTTTTGCATTGTGTTGACGGAATACAGTTGAAAAACCATCAAATACTTTACTTGATTGAAATTTACCCATTTGTGAATTGTTGATAAGTGTTTAAATAATCTTCGGTTTTAGCTTTAGTTCCAGTAAAACGATAAAATTCTTTACCTGAGTTATCTACTAGAATAACTGTTGGTAGATTTTTAACATTATATTGTGTTACTAATTCAGCTGAATGTTCAGCGTTTATTACTTCTACTGGGACTCCAGCCTCTGCTACTCTACGTAAGACTGGTTTTAACATTTTACAAGCACCACACCAATCTGCTTCGAATTTTAAATATTTCATTTTCTTTGTTTTTAAACTCATGAATTTAGAATCCATTATTTCTCTATCACTCATGATCTGCTAATACTTTAGTTACTTCTTTTACTACATGTTCCCATGTTACAGGTCCTGTTTCATCAGCATACGAAACTGGGTCTGCTACTCCTAGTTTTAGGAATGCTTCTACACGCTCTACTGAACTAGCTGATTTATAATCACTATACCATTCGAATGTAGTTTCATCAAATATCGGCTTATATGACGTGTTAGTACGCGCATATACGTCGTTAAACGCGATACCTAAGTCCTTACATAACTCCACGCCATCCAAAAGAATATCGTATTTATCTCCAAGAAGATAAGGTGTAAAATAACCTACACGTTCTGCGTCCCAATTACCTTCTCTAAAAGCAGCATCATCAGCATCTCTAAATTCTTGCCTACAATCAGGATAAATGCTATGGTCTCCAGCATGAATACCTAAAGCGATATTACAAGTTTCTTCTGTTTTATTAGCAACGGATAAAGCGACTGCTTGAACAATTGAAGCAAATATTTTGTTTCTATTAGGAACAACGGTTGCTTTCATATTGTCATCAGCATAATGTCCTTCAGGAACCTCTTCACCACCTTCAACTAATGCTGAATCTAGTAAACTTGCTAAACCATCTAGTTTAATTTGTTTGTAATTGACTTTATGGCCATTTTCTGCTAGGTAATCAACTAGTGATTGAGCTCTTTCTAGCTCTACTACGTGTTTTTGACCATAGTTAAAACTCATAGCTGTTACTGAATCATACTCTTTTAGAGCACGGAGTAATAATGTTGAGGAGTCCATCCCTCCACTTAGACTAACGACACAATGTTTTGCCATCTTATATAACTTTTTATTTTTGCCAGGTATTTTAAGCGTATAGGCTTACGCTATGTTTAAAAATATTAGTTGGGGGCTTAGAGCCCCCAATCTTAATATCTAATGTGTAGTTTTTATTACTCGATAATGTATTCAATTCTTCCGTTTTCGGAATTAACTAATTTCATATCGCTCCCTACTAGTTTTAGTAAAGCTTCGAATTGTTTATCACCTTTTTGGGCTTCAACAACTTGTGCATCAGTAACTTCTACTGAGT